ACTCAAAGGGCACAGCAAGACGTCTTGCTAAAATGTATTTCAACGAAATAATGGCAGGAAGATATGAACCAGCACCAGATTGCACAGCGTTTCCAAATGATTCAGCAGACCGTTACGAAGGCATGCTCGTGGTTCGCAGTGAACTTCGTAGTATGTGTAGTCATCATCACCAACCCGTTGCTGGGGTTGCTTATATTGGCATTATTGCGGCAGAGAAACTGATTGGTCTTAGTAAGTACACCCGCATTGCACAATGGTGTGCCCGTCGTGGTACACTACAGGAAGAACTGTGCATTGACATAGCCAATGAGATCATGGCAGCAACTGCATCCAAAGATGTGGGCGTTTACATTCAAGCAGTGCATGGATGCTGTGAGAATCGCGGCATCATGGCACACTCCAGCCTAACACAAACCACTGTGTTGCGTGGTGCGTTCAAAGACGATGACAGTGTGAAAAAAGAGTTCATGGACAATATCAAGCTACAACAGGAGTTTGCACCAAGATGATTATCACAAACATCACAGGCGAGATTCGACTGCCTTGGGAACCAGGGTTGTTGGAGTGGTTGCAGGAACACTATCCTGCTAGCCAATATAGAGTGGTAGAATTAACTTAAAGGAAAAGTCATGGCAAAATTAACCAAACTAAGCAAAGTAAATGAATCAATCACCATCAATCGTTACGACAACGGTTTCATGGTGGAAGTGGGCGGACGTGATGACGAAAACGATTGGAAAAGTGCCAAGATTCTTTGTAACACAGAAGCAGAAATGCTTGACGTGGTCAAAGAGTGGAACTCAATGGAAATTGATACTTAAGGAGACGTTATGTTTGGCGCAAACTACAATGACAACGATGTTATAAACTATCGTTCAGCAGAAGAAATTAATTCGGCCATGGGTCGTGTGTATGGACACATGAGCTTGGCTGTTCTGGTCAGTATGCTGATCAGTTATTGGATTGGTACCACACCAGAACTGTTGCAATTCTTTTTCACTGGCGTGTTGAAATGGATTGTGATCTTTGCACCCTTGGCAGCCATATTTGGTGTGAGTTATGTGTTGGCCAATAACCCTACAAAATCCACAGCACAGTTGTGCTTACACGGATTTGCTGCCTTGATGGGCTTGAGTTTTAGCATGATCTTTGCAGTGTTTACCATGGGATCAATTGTGAGTGCATTCATGGGCGCAGCCATTTTGTTTGGTGTGATGAGTGGCTATGGCTATTTTACCCGACGCAGCCTTGACAGTGTGGGCCGGTTCATGTTTGTGGGCTTGATCGCCATCATCATTGCCAGCATTGTGAACATCTTTATTGGATCAACTGTAATGCAAATGGTTATCAGTGCATTGGCTATCATAATCTTCCTGGGACTTACTGCCTATGACACACAAAAGATTCGCGAAGAACTCAGTGTGGAGACCAGTGACAGTGCAGAAGTACGTGGTGCATTGACCTTGTACATGGACTTTATCAACTTGTTTTTGAATCTACTACAATTGTTTGGTGGTAGAAAGGAGTAATCATGGCAACGTGGGAACTATCAACTGAATACAAAAAGAACGCCATCGAAGTACAACTGTGGTACAAGAATGGCGTTACCATCAAGAAAATTGAAGGCTATCGTTGGGGCACTTTCTACTGTGAAAGCGACGAGCAGCCCGACATTGACTTGCGCAACCCAGACGGCTATGAACTAGCAGACTATGACTGGGAACTGGACAGCTTGGATGATGGTTGCTGGGGCAATTGGGAATACCCAGATTCTGTGTCAGCAGAGGAACGTGAACAGATTGAAGCAGCCTGGGACGAAAACTGGTACGAAGGCATGGAAGAACTGGGCTGGTCAAACGATGATACCGAGTACCATTTTCAAGGTCCGCTGAAGTTGGTGAACCGAGACACCGGTGAAGAGTTCTCGGTGTTGGATGCCGATGGCAATGTCATTCCTGAACCAGAATGGGATCCGGCTGTAGAACTTGACAAACTTGAACCACCACTGACTGAATGGTTCCCATCAGATGTTAATCCTGTGCGTGAAGGTCGCTACCAAATTACCGACGACAAAATTCCACACTGGCCATTTCCAACTTATGCAGACTGGGACGGGCAAAAGTGGAGTGAGGACAGTATTCAACAGTGGCGCGGACTTGCTGAGGATCCCAATAAGTGATCAAGTACGAAACATTAGAACAGGCACAACAAGCAAAAGTTGCACCCTGGGACCTAGCAGTCAACCACTTGACTGACTTTCATGTTGCAGTGTTTCGTGATAGATATCCTGTCACTCGTGGACATTTGTTGTTTGTGCCCAAACACAATACAGATGCTGTGATCCAAGACTGTTTTGAAACAGCCATGCGTGAAGGTCGTAGAATGGTCGATGCTGGTGAATGTGACGCATTCAACATAGGTATCAACATGGGCACAGCCGCTGGACAAACTGTGATGTATCCACATGTGCATTTGATTCCCAGACGATCAGGCGACTGTGCTGATCCTGTGGGTGGCGTTCGCGGAGTGATCTTTGGACAGGCCAACTATAAAGCTGGTGGCTATCAACAACCAACATAAGTACAATTCAGCGGCCTTTGAGCATCATCCCGCTATACAAATTCTGCTGCCTATGCTAAAATTAACATAGGAGATAAAGCATGTCACAAGATCAATACGAAGTAGGTCACCGTTGGATGTCAGCAAGACAATACAAATACACCAGTACAAAAGAGTACCACGATGCATTTCCATGTGCATATCGTCAGTGGCGGGCAGACAGTCATTGCAATTTGATTCACGGCTATTCATTTTCAATGAAGTTCTACTTTGGAACAGACAACTTGGACGCACGTAACTGGGCTGCTGATTATGGCGGTCTCAAAGAACTCAAGTCAGTGTTGGAAAGCCAATTTGATCATACCCTGCTGGTGGCAGAAGACGATCCTGAACTGGAGTTCTACCAGGAAATGCAACGCCGTAATCTTGCTAAATTAACCATCCTGCCTAAATTGGGCTGTGAAGGATTGGCAGATCAATTGTACCGGTATGTCAACGGTGTTTACATTCCTGACATGTGGGGTGCTGGAGAAGCCGAACGTCTTTGGTGCTATCGTGTAGAAGTACGTGAGACACAGGCTAACATGGCTTTCCGCGAAGGTCATAGAGAATGGAATGAGGACTTGTTTGCATGACACCTGAGTATGATATTGCCATGTTATTGGCCACTCGAGGCCGCACCGAAAGCCTTGGTCGCAGTGTTCGCAGCCTGATCAAATTTGCAGATCATCCAGAACGTTTGCAGTTGATGTTTGCGTTTGACGACGATGATACGGCAGGCACTGAATACTTCAAGACGGAACTACAACCGTGGTTGGACGAACAAGAACTCACGTACACTGCCATGCAGTTTGAACGTCAAGGCTATCATAGGCTGCACATCTACAACAACAAGATGGCTGAACACACAGATGCTCGCTGGCTAATGATCTGGAACGATGATGCTGTGATGGAAACACAAGGTTGGGACACAGAGATCATGAACCGTGAAGGTCAGTTCAAACTGCTGGCATTTCATACTCACCTGGATCATCCCTACAGTATCTTCCCTATCCTGCCACGTAAATGGTATGAACTGCTGGGTTATATCTCACCGCATTCAGTACAAGATGGCTGGCTCAGTCAACAGGCCTACATGCTGGATATCTGGGAACGCATACCTGTTTGGGTGTTGCATGACCGTGCTGACATCACAGGCAACAACAATGATGACACATTCCGTGAACGTGCATCACTAGAAGGACGCCCATTTGACGAAGCAGATTTTCACAGTCGAACACAAATTGAATTAAGGCATCAAGACTGTGCTAAGTTGGCCACATACATGCACAATCAAGGTATTAGCACTGAATTCTTTCAAAACATTTTTAAAGGCACACAGGATCCTTGGGAAAAACTAGCCCAGAATGATGTCAATAAGCAAATGGTACAATTTGACAATCCGCACCGGCACTTTGCTAAATGACTTAAATACAGGATGACATATAAAATAGCCTTTGTTCAGCCCAACTTTCAACAAGGGCCAAAAGAATTCAACGCATACTACTTGCCTTATTCAGCAGGTGTAGTATGGAGTTATTCACTGCAGGATCCCTGGGTGCGTGATAATTTTTCAGTGACTGAGTGGATATGGCGTAGAGATGCGTTAGAACCGTTGGCACAACGATTGGCGCAAAACAACATGGTCACGTTCAGTACATACGTGTGGAATCATCGCTACAATTATGCGCTGGCTCGACGTATCAAGGAAATCAATCCCGGTGTGTTGACAGTGTTTGGTGGTCCCGAAGTAGCCATCACAGATCCTGATCTTTTTGTCAAAGAACCATTCATGGATCTGGTTATCTGTTATGAAGGCGAAATAACATTCAAGCGAGTGTTAGAACATTTTGAACAAGGCGACTGGGAGTCAGTGCCTGGACTGTTGATCAATCGCAACGGTGTTGCTGTAAAAACACAAGATGCCGAACGCATTGATACCTTGGACCAGGTACCCAGTCCGTATTTGTCGGGCATATTTGATCAAATGATTGCAGACCATCCCGAAGTGACCTGGCAAGGTACTTTGGAAACCAATCGTGGTTGTCCTTATGCTTGCACCTTTTGCGACTGGGGTAGTTTGACCTACAACAAGGTTAAGAAATTTGAACTGGAACGTGTGTTTGCTGAACTAGAATGGATGGCTCGCCGCAACTTTGATTGGATCTCAATCACTGATGCCAACTTTGGTATGTATCCTGAACGTGATGGCATGATAGCTGACAAAATTATTGAGATGCAGGAAAAGTTTGGCTCACCAAGAACATTCAGTGTAGCATGGGCCAAGAACCAAAAGAAAGAAGTGATCGACATTGTGAAAAAACTGTTGGATGCTCGGGGGTTTAACCAAGGTCTCACACTGAGTGTACAGAGTCTGGACCATGATGTGTTGGAAAACATTCGTCGCAAGAACATGGAAATGAACAAACTCAACGAAGTGTTTGAGCTGTGTGACCAACGCAATATTCCTGCATACACAGAATTGATCCTGGGCCTGCCTGGCGAAACACTTGAGACATGGAAGAAAAACTTCTATGCCTTGTACGAATTGAATCAGCACACTGGCATCACAACATTCCAAGCACAGTTGTTGGAAAATGCTGAAATGAACCTGTTGCAGAAAAAACTGTTCAAGATCACCAGCCAACCTGTGACAGATTACTTTGCTGGCAGCTATAGTGTGGAACACATTGAAGAAAGCATTGACGTTATCACAGGCACCAAGGACATGCCCACTCCAGTGATGTTGGATGCACAGATCTTTAGTTGGTTCCAGACCACGTTTCATATCAACGGCTTTGCCACCTTGGTTGCACGTTTTATCCACAAGTATCTAGGTATTAGTTACAACGACTACTACGAAGAATTGTTTGCACACTTTATGACCAATGACTGGGTAAAGAAAGAAGAAGCAGAAGCTCGTATGTATTTCAACAACTGGATGATGACTGGCCGTATCAATCATCCCAAGATTGGCGTAGAAATTCATGGCTGGAACATTATACATCGCACGTCCATGAACATGCACCAGGAAAATCAAGTTGAGCAACTGTATGATCATCTGGAACAGTTCCTAGAACGTTACAACTTGCCGGCCAATCTACTGGCTAGCTTGATGAAACTGCAGAGAAGTTACTATATCAAATATGATGATAGAAATCAATATCCCATGAACCTGGAGTTGGACTTCAACATCTGGGAATATTTAAGTTTCAATCGACCACTAACAGAAAATAAAACTGTGTACCGCTTGGACTTTCCTGAGGACAAGACCATGAGTTTCAATAGATTCTTGGAGTTGTTTTACTTTGCAAGGCGTAGAAACTTTGGTAAAGCCACAGTGGATCGCGTCAGTGGCGGAGACTCCAAAGGTGCACGCCGAGGTGCAGGTGCTGCCAAAGCACAAGGCAGTTTTTCAGTAAAGAAAAAACAACTAGTGGCGTGATGTCAAGACTGTTTGCATTTGGATGCAGTTTTACCAACTATCGTTGGAGTACTTGGGCAGATTGTTTGGCACCAGAGTTTGACTACTTTGAAAATTGGGGCCAAGCCGGTGGTGGCAATCACTACATCTTCAACAGTGTGATGGAGGCAGATCAGCGGCATCAGTTTGGTGCTGGCGACACTGTTATAGTATGCTGGACAGATTTCAACCGAGATGATCGTTATGTTTCAGGGCGTTGGCATACCCTGGGCAATATTTTCAACTGCCCTATATACGAACCTAAGTATCTAAAGGATCATTATGATGAACGAGGGTATTTGATCAGAGACTTGGCATACATCAAGGCAGTAAAAACACTTTTGGAAAATCGCCCGGGGCTGACCTGGCGTTTTCTCAGCATGGTAGAACTCATGGCACGACCTGCACCTGATGATGACGTCAGTTTGCACAGAGATGCCATGCGATTGTACAGCAATGTATTAGACAGTATATTACCAGGCTATGATAAAACTGTGTTCGTAAACAACTGGCCCAAGCCTGGCGCAGATCCACACCCCAGTCCTGAAGAGCATTTGGCCTATTTGGATGCAGTATTACCAGGTTGGGTGACAAAAACAGAAACTCGTGTTAAAATGCATGAACAAAGTATTAATCTAAATAAAGATCCTAAGAAGACAGGAATGACAAAGGTAACAAGACTATGAAACTCAAAGTATCAGAATTATTTTATTCAGCACAAGGCGAAGGACGCTATGTTGGTGTGCCCAGTGTATTTTTACGCATGTTTGGTTGTAACTTTACCTGTTCAGGGTTTGGTTGCAAACCAGGAGAGCGGAGCACGGAAGCAGATGAAGTGGCCAAGACTGTGGAATTGTACAAAACATTTGAAGAACTGCCATTGGTGAACACAGGCTGTGACAGTTATGCGTCATGGCATCCTGACTTCAAACACTTGAGTCCCACATACACAGTGGAAGAACTTGTGGACAAAATGACAGCACTGTTACCCAATGGCAACTGGCTGCAACCCAATGGCAATCCTGTGCATTTGGTTATTACCGGAGGCGAGCCGCTGTTAGGTTGGCAACGTGCCTATCCCGAACTGTTGGATGTGTTACACGAACGTGGACTGCGACACATCACATTCGAAACCAATGGTACTCAGGACTTGAGTCGAGACTTTAAAGATTACTTGCGCAACTGGTTTGGTGAGATTACCTTTAGTGTTAGCCCTAAACTATCAGTGTCAGGTGAGTCATGGGAGGATGCCATCAAGCCTGACGTGGTCTGGGACTATGAAACATATGGTGTGACCTATCTCAAGTTTGTTGTGGAAAAGATCTCAGACTTTGATGAACTGGATCGGGCGGTGGATGAATATCGCTTGCGTGAATTTGGTGGCCCTGTGTTTGTGATGCCTGTGGGCGGTGTTGTTTCGGTATATGATGGCAACAGGATCAATGTTGCTGACGAAGCACTCAAACGTGGCTACTGGTACAGTCCACGATTACACGTTGACCTTTGGGGCAACGGGTGGGGTAAATGATACTAGATGGAGCATTTGAAATGTGGGATTGGTTAACAAAAAAGAAAACGCCTCCTATTAAAGAGGAAAAAGAAAAAGTTATCCGTGTGCCCAAGGCACCTGAAAAGTCTGCCAAGCAAAAGGCCACAGAAAACAACGAGCCGTATGTGGCTATTGTGACCATGGACATTGATCCCAACAACTTGCACCAAGGTGCATTTGAATTGGACTGGAATGAAATATTCATTGCTCGCCTGGTCAAGGCCGGCTACATGATGAAGCCCACAGACGCAGACTCAGACATTGTGGATCGTTGGTTCCAAAATGTCTGCAGACACGTTGTGATGGAAACATGGGAACAGGACCAAGCCATGCGCAACTCAGTAAGTGGTTATGTACACACTCGAGACATTGGCGACGGACGCACGGAGATCAGTTAAATGATTTTTAATCACATCAAAGAACTCAAAGCCCAGGGCAAAAAGATTGGTATCACTTTCAGCACATTTGACATGCTACACGCTGGTCATATTGCCATGCTGAGTGAGGCTCGAAATCATTGCGACTATTTGATCTGTGGCCTGCAAACTGACCCCACTATTGACAGACCTGAAACCAAAAACTCGCCAATACAAAGCATTGTGGAACGACAGATCCAACTTGCGGCTTGTCGTTATGTGGATGAAGTTGTGGTTTACCAAACTGAACAAGACTTGGTGGACTTGTTGTTGATCCTGCCTTTGGATGTTCGTATCCTTGGTGTGGAATACGAAGAGAAGAATTTCTCCGGCAGGGACGAATGCTATGATCGCGGTATTGATATTGTATTCAACGGTCGTGATCATTCTTTCTCCAGTAGCAGCCTGCGCAGACGTGTGGTGGCAGCGGAAAGTCACAAAATACTGTCTACTCCATGATCTTGTACGCCAATGGTTGCAGTCACACTGCGGCCGCAGAAGCAGTGGTACCTAATTGTTTTGCAAAGGATGATGGCCGGGCAGGAATAGATCGCCGTCCGCATCCTGCAAATCTAGCGGCCAGTTGGTGTACTCAACTTGCTGAACAACTGGGCGCAGATCTAGTATGTGATGCAGAATCTGGGTCCAGCAATGATCGTATATTACGCACCACTCGGCAATGGCTGAATTCACAAACTGATTTATCTAACACCGTTGTTGTAATACAATGGACAACCTGGGAACGAGAAGAGTGGTTGCACAATGGAACTTGGTATCAAGTCAACGCATCTGGTACAGACTGGGTTCCAACAGATTTGCACTTGCGTTACAAGGAATATGTGACCAATCATGACTATTGGGCAAAGACTCAAGAATGGTACAAAAAAATCTGGGACTTGCATGTTGAACTGCTAGACCGAAAAATAACACATTTGTTTTACAATGGCTGGAGCACATTCAGTGATATCCCCAACAAACGAGATTTTGGTAAAAACTACATTGGTCCATATGATCGTGAATTGAGTTATAACTCTGTGTTGATCAGCAACGGTTTTGAGTGGGTCACCCCAAATTCATACCATTTTGATGCCAAAGGCCATTGCTTTTGGGCCAACTATGTGTTACAATACATCAAGCAAAACAACTTGGTGAACACAAATGCGCTATCTACTGATTGATACTTCCAACATGTTTTTCCGTGCGCGACACCATGCGCACCGTGCCGCAGACACATGGACCAAACTGGGTTTTGCCCTGCACTTAACGTTAATGAGTGCAAACAAAGTGGCACGTGATTTGGGCGCTGATCATGTGGTATTCGCACTGGAAGGTCGTAGCTGGCGCAAAGATCACTACAAGCCCTACAAAGCCAATCGTGCCGTGGCACGTGGGCAAATGAGCGAGTCAGAAGCAGAAGAGGACAAGCTGTTCTGGGAAACCTATGATGAGCTGACTAAATACTTGTCTACAAAAACCAATTGTAGTGTTGTTCGTTGTGCCACAGCAGAAGCAGATGACATCATTGCACGTTGGATTGCTTTACACCCCCAAGACGAACACGTTATTGTCAGTTCAGATTCTGACTTTGTGCAGTTGATTGCACCCAATGTAAAATTGTACAATGGTATCAACGATCACTTGTTCAGTGTTGCTGGTGTTACAGACGCAAAAGGCAAAAACTTGGCATTCACTATTGAAAGCAACAGCAAGATCAAGGTTGGCAAAGCCGACGCTAATTTTGTACCACCTCTTGATTATCAGAAATGGGTGTTGTTCTTGAAGTGCATGCGAGGCGACCCCGGTGACAATGTGTTCTCAGCCTATCCTGGTGTACGTGTGAAAGGCACAAAGAATCAAGTGGGACTGACGGAAGCATTTGAAGATCGTGACCGTCGTGGCTATGCATGGAACAATCTCATGTTGCAACGTTGGATGGATCATGAGCAGGCAGAACACAAGGTGCTAGAAGATTATGAACGCAACCGCACCCTGATTGATCTCACAGCACAGCCCGATGCGATCAAAGCTGTGGTAGACGAAGCCATACGTGAGCAGATTAGCCATAGAGATGTGGGCATGGTAGGTGCACACTTCCTAAGATTCTGTGGCAAGTACGAACTCACCAAACTCAGTGACTATGCAGATGCCATTGGTCGCTGGTTGAATCAAACATACAAAGGAGTATTAGATGATCGAAGCCAAACCCATAGTGGATAAAAAGTATTGGATCTTGAAGCAGAATGACCGCAAGGTCGGCGTAGTTGAAGCTGAGGATGACGGCTACACTGTGCGCATCAATGATCAAGTAGGCAAGTTCAAAACCATTCCCATGGTGCGCAAGCGAGCCAACATTGAATTTGCACCACCTGAAAAAATCACAAAGCCCGCGCCAGACCAAGTGCATGGATTTGAAACAGGTTGTAGAGCATTCAACCCCATGTGGGACGTCAAACACCGGTTACCACTGTTCACCAAAGAAAACAAATCCAAGTCATGGTATGCCGCAGGTTGGTATGCTGTGAAACAACATCGTAGTTGGAAACTGATTCGCAACCCAAAATTAATTGTGTTAGAACGCTATCAATATCAAGGACCATTTCATACTCAGGAGGCAGCACGTGACAAATCCCTTTCGTGATCAAGAAAAATTCATGCGAGCATGCGACCAGTCAGTGGACGCAATGAATGAATCTCAGTACACTATGTATAAGAGTTTGATTGCGGAAGAATTCCGCGAACTTCAAGAAGCACATGACATGGAAGCAGAACTGGATGCGCTAATTGACATCCTTGTGGTCACAATCGGTGCTATTCACTCAGCCGGCTTTGATGCTGAAGGTGCATGGAAAGAAGTCATGGCCACCAACTTCAACAAGATTGATCGTGAAACTGGCAAGGTGCGCAAGCGTGAAGATGGCAAAGTTTTGAAACCTGTGGGTTGGGTGGCTCCTAACATGGTACCGTTCCTGCGTAGAAAATGAGTCTGCATATACACCGATTTGTGGATAGTGTCAAAGCACATGAAGCACGTGGGCAAAAAGACTTCATGATGCCCATGCGTGATGCCAAAGACTTACACGCAGACATAACCAAATTGTTGCTTACACTGGAACAATTGCGTGAACAGCAGGCACGTGGTGCAGAAATAGTAGAAGTGCAAATAACTGGAGGTAGTTTTAAAAGTGCATAGTTATTGGCATAAATAACTGCGGAGTTCGATATGTCAAGACCAAAGCCAACAGTGCTGATTGAGCACACCAACAAACAAACCTACAAGACAGAACAAGTGCTGGCCTCAGAAGGTGTCTGGGCGGTGTTCTTTGACTCCAAGCCCATCAACCTAAAGACCAGCAACCTGCTCACACAATTTCCTGGTCCTAAATACAAAAAAGTATCGTTTTCCAACCCTGGACATGCCATCAACTTGGCTCGCAAACTCAACACACAATTTAGAACAGACAAGTTCTCAGTTGTGCTGTTAACACAAGGGGATAAGATCTATCCCAATGCTCAATAAACTCACTCTTACACAGGAACTGATAACACGTTATCCTGATTCACCGCCTCTTGAAGAAGCCATGGTCACATGGTGGCAGAACATTAGAGATGATGGTGGCTTGAGACTCACCTACGAAGGCTTTTATGTGTTTGAGAATCTGCTGGAACTCAGCAGTTACACATTTGATTTGCCAGAGAAGTTGCTGACTCCCAAGAACTTGCTGGCCCTGGATCGTCGCATGACTTGTCCCTACTACATGGTAAACAATCGCAAACTAAACAAACTGGTGATGTTTGGCAGTCGCGAAGCCATGATGGCCACACTGCATGGAGACATGCAACGGTTCATCACCAGTTTGAGTTATTGAGTTGTTTGCAGTCACGAATAAAACGCAGTTCCATTATGGCAGGATAATCATTCAACACAAATTCTCTTTGCGCACGTAATCTATCACGATAAGGTGCAAGATCTATTTTACCAACAATGAGATCTTGATTTGATTCAAGTGCTGCCGTCAACCGTGTTTCATTGGACAAACAATCATACGATGTATCAACCAAGTCGTCAAACATGTCAAACCCTCGATCTCGTAAACTGAAAATTAATCCTTGACTGCCAATCACAATGGGAATTTGTTCAGCTAGCATAGCAAACAAAGTTTTTTCACAAAACAATCCAGGAGCATGATCATACAAAGTTTCTGTCACTATGTTTACTGCACAAGAGCCGTAAATCTTGCCAAGTCTAACAAAGTTTTCGTCATTTTCTGTTCCACGATAAGTGTCGTATGCCCATTTGTCCAAGGGTATTGCAGTGCCATAACTCAAGGTGCCATTGGGCCAGTCGCACAATATATTGGCCACACGCCTACGGTGATCACACATCCTGCCATTGAGACATTGCCAAGCCTGTGTACGAGGCTGTTCCAAGATGTGTTTCCATTCAGACCATCGGTCACGCAATCTGCTGATTTCTCTATAATTATGATTGCTAAATTCAATCAAGTTTACAGGGCCGGTATAGAATTTTTCTAAATCTGGATGCATATGAGTTACCAACACTTGATTGGCGTGCTTGCCGTAGTGTCGGGCCACTTGATCAAGTTCAACGACTCGGCCATTCTGAATAGTAACAAAATCTTGAAAGTGCATGACCAACAATGTGCGTGGGCCAAATTCGACATCAGGTAATTTTAGTGGCCAACCATAATGATGATTGTACGGAGGATCAAATGCATTCCAGACCCCGACTACATCATAGCCTAGATCTGTCAGAACTTTTTGGAAAAATTCCGAATAATCAAAAGTCATGTAAATTTCAACCAGTCAATTGAGTCAGTGCACCACTGCTTGGTTATTTCAAAATCTGCAGATTGGGTTTTTAGATAATTGGTCATCATGACAACTCTTGTGTCATGATCATGCAAATGATGAGCAGTGCTTTGGTCCCCAATTTCTAACCAGCTGATTCCGGCACTGTCTGCTCCAACCAAAACATGTGCATTTGGTTCAAAATTTGTGGCCTGTATTAAATCTTGATTGTTGTGTATCTGAATCCATTGATTATATTGATCTTGCATGTGTATTGGGCAAACCATCACAACATTTACAGTTAGGAGATCTTTCAACAAAAACAACGCCATAAGTCTGGTATCTCCGCAAATGACCCTGTGCAAATGATCTATTAGAATAGGTTTTCGTATTGGTTCTTGTTGTAAATTTTGATAAATCCAATTGACTCTGACCAAGCGTGTGGCTTCGTCTTGATCTCCCCAAGGCCATTCTGCAATGTTGGTTCCTAAGGTATGTAAACAATAATTTACATAATTCAACGAATTTTCCAACGACTGGCCGGGAGTTAATAATGTTGGGTCTACTCCGCCCTTGTAAAACATGCAAAATTTGTCTGACAATGCTTGTTCAATGGTCATTGCAATTTTTCTAGTACACCAGGCCACCAGGCTGCAAAGTCTGTGGGCCATTGTTGTTGCATTGATTGTAACAGTGCAATGTTGTGTTCAGCTGCTTGAGCACATCGATCAGCAATATCTTGTTGCTGAAACTGTTGTGTATTTTCAGTAGCTTCAAACAAAAAGTCTACCATTTTGTCGCCGTAAGCTGCTGTGCGATTTTCAATCATGCTATCATATCTGTGCGTGACTGTGTCTGCAAGCGTGTCAAACCCCAGGCTGGCCAAACGGGCCACGGTGTGTCGTCCTGAATACAGTTGCCAAGGCACAGGCAAACACAGTGCTCTAAATGTTTTTTCGCTCAAGGCCACAGTGTTGTCACTGCTGTAAGTTTCCATCACAATGTTTATCCAGGCTGACTGGTGCACTTCGGCCTGACTCAGTGTGTGATTGAGATAAGGCATTCTATCAATCAGTCTATTGTAAGTGTGTTCATATACTTCATTGTATGGTGATTCCAGTAGTTGGTATTGACGTTGAAAATTGTCTTGTAGCCCCTCAACAGTGGCGTTGTCACCGTCCCATGACCAGCAATTGAAATTGATGTAATCCTGGTCAGCAGGGTGATCTTCAGATCTCAACTGCAATTCCAGCAACATCAACATGCGTTTAGCATCCAGTCGATTCACTGCAAAATTGAATCTGCGTTGAGGTTTCCAAGGCAGGCGTTGGGGTCGGTATGCATAGATGCCAAAAAAACTGTCAGGCAATCGTGCCACTTGATACTGTGTGGGTGCTCCGCACCAGGTGTCTGTTATGACCACAGTGTCGCGGTCAAACATGTAAGGCAGTTTGAGCTCATAGTTGGTGTTGCAGGTGGTAAAATCATCTACCAAACAAACCACCACAGTTTTATCACCTCGACGCCATGTTTTGTTGCTGTCGTCTGCGGCAGTGTACCCCAGGGCAATCAGTTGACTACGGAAAAAGTCCAGCAGTGTGTTTTCGTGCCAAATACAACGGCTCTTGACAAATATTTCGTTTTCGTATATGCTGTGATACAAGTCAGTCATGTGAATACTTATAGTACTTGAGTATTACCGGGCGCGAAACCCAAAAGGTAGTACTTTTGTAGTACTACTTTGTGGTTGACCCGAAATGCTCAAAATGCTATAATACATGCATGATGAGAAAGAAACGCACTGATAGAACCCACATTGTGTACATGATCCAAATTGGATTGGAGTACTACATTGGTATTACCGCTAAGACTCAGCGCACCATAAACATGTCGCTTCGTAGCCGTGTGAACAAGCATATCTACCGCGCCCGCACTGAAGACAAGAGCTGGAACCTGTACGAAGCAATTCGCACCGCAGGCGAAGCCGCTGTAAACTACGCAATTGTGGACACGGTGCGTGGCAAAGATACTGCACACCGGTTAGAGCGTGAGTTAATACGAATGTATGCACCTGCGTTGAACACTGATGTGCGGGTGAAGCAAAACGGTTGACCAATAATCACCGTTTTGCTATAATATAGACATACAAAGCAAAAAGGAGTCAGCAATGGAACAGTTCAAAAGTTGGGAAGAGATGACTGCACTTGAGCAAGCCCAATGCACCTATTGGGACATGTACAAGGACGCATACGGTCATCGTCCCCGTGGTGTTGACACTGCCAGCTGGACCCTTGCAGACTTCGAACAGGAGTTTGCCAGCCTGGGTTCTGTTATCCAGCGTGAAGAGGCTGACCGCAAGACAGCTGAAGCTGAAGCCGTTGACAAGTTTGAAAGTCGTGTAGCCAGTCTCATGCACACTGGCGCTGACCGTGAGCGTGTGATTGCATGGTTGATGGATGCTGAACATGCCAACGGCGACGCTGACTATTTTTGTTTCACGCAGGGCTTGCCCTACGGTTATTTTAGAAAGGCAGCATGATGGCTATCTACAATGATGGATACTTTGACGAGAAGTATGTGAGCGAGATGTTGGCATTGCACCCTGCTGAGTGTGTGTTTGAACTGGATGCACCTCAAAACATTGTGCAACGGTTGTCAGTTAAAACCAAACATGAGTGGTTCGAGGGCTTGCGATACAAAGGAGACGATGAACAGCAACTCAAAGGTCTGCAAGAATTTCGAGCCTGCTGGACAGCCAGTGAAATCTACTGCCCACATGAGGGCATTGATAGACTGGCCGAGTGTGGTGTAAAAACTTTAGATTGGGAGACAGCATGATAAAATTCACAGTTGAATGGCATGACAAAATGCATCGTTGGGACGTGGTTCGTTGGGACACTACTGCGGAAGGTGTGTATACAATGTATACTGGCACCACAGTGGACCGGTGTGCTACACTAGACGAAGCAGAAGAAATCTGTGCATATCACACAGACATGATGAACCCTGCCCTGTGGGCAGATGTTGGATGTGAATTTGATCGGGAGATAGCATAATGGCAGGCAAGGCAAAGTCAGTTTATCTCACAATCACTGAGAAGGGCAAACTCAATGCAGTGTTTCGCAAGGTGTTTTTCAATGCCGGTGATTACAATGCCTACGTCAAAACCGACGAGTTCAAGGCCAAATGGCCTGCTGAACAGTTCGACATCATAAAGGAAACATACTAACATGATGCCTGCAGGAAAATACTACATTGGTGACTTGTGCTACGTCATGGCTGATGAAGAGTGGCGTGAGATCTGCAACATCATCATAAAAGAGCCACGCATTCTTGACGGCGAATTTGAACTGCCCGATGGCCGCAGGTTTGCCATCTACAGCACTGCCTACGGTGACGGCACCTATCATGATCAACACGGCCATGCATACAGTGTAGACGCAGGAAGTATTGGTTGTATTCGATTGGACGATATAAAGTATGTTGACAATTTTGATCAATTCTTGGACTTGGGTGCTATTCAAGAGTTTGCAGAACCGTTTGTGACTGGTTCACAAGGCGGACAACTCCAGTTTGGACATGTCGTAATTGAAACTGATACTGTTGACTGGTATGAGGATGAACTATGACTAAAGTTGTGATCAATGCTTGCCACGGTGGCTTTGGTCTTAGTGCCGCGGCCGAGAGTAAATACAGGGAACTGGCTGGCATAACAGATCCTGATTTTCACAACCGCCTTATACCAAGAGACGATGAGCACTTGATTTCGATAGTTGAACTCATGGGCTCTGACGCCGACGGTGAGTATGCTGAATTGAAGATTGTGGATGTTCCCGATGATGTCAATTGGTACGTTGAGGAATATGACGGCCGTGAATGGGTGGCTGAACGTCACCGAACCTGGAAGTAAATGATGACTACTGCAAAAAGTGCCAATGGCATTGAAGGATGCTTGATACGCGGCCATGACGGAACATATTATTTCCGTGTGTACGATGCTGACCACAATTTTTGGGACTATGATTTGATGCACAGTGATCTGAGCATTACAATCACAGACCCAGATGCGTTCTTTTACGATGATGAATTCACTACCAAGCTGGATCATGCTCCTGCTACACTGGGATTAGACCATGGCAACACAGACTGATGATGACGATTTTGATTTTCCCGAGCGGCCTGTAGAGCCTATTCCAAAAGTAAACATACAAGTTGAGGATCTCCACATGGGCGCTGCCACAGTAAAACCCCTGAGTCGTAGTTGGGCGGAAGAGTACGGCCCGCAACCTCTGGGACCCGGCATGCGAGCCTTGGATTATTTGATTTTGGCCATGTTTGCAGGCTCAGTTGTGCTGTTTGTCAAAGCATGTTCCTGGGCAGTGTTTTCATAGCACATAAGTAAGTGCATGGTTCAACCACGCACCGCATTGCACAAAGTAATACCTATACAAACCACACAAGCACCTGATGTAAGGCCAGTGCTTGATAATGACCCACATGTCAAACTGGCTGAAATGTTTGTGGCCACCCCGCCACCCCTTGGTGTTCGAAAACAAAAAAATCTCACAGAAGTTTTAACCACTTACGATATCACTAGAAAAAATCGTGTGGCCTTGATAGTGGCACCCGAGTGGACGCAACTATCTCCCCCTTACGGTATTGCAAGAATGACAGCCTTGAGTCGTAGCAGTGGATTTGCCACACGCACCTGGGATATCAATATCTTGACCATGCACGAAGCCGGTCATCCAGAATATTGGACTGCTTATGAAGATTGGAAGTGGCAGGATCCTCATTACAGCGAGCATGTGCATCCACTGATTGAACCAACCTTGCTCAAGTACATGGATCAAGTGTGCGAATGGGCACCCACTGTGATAGGATTCAGCACCTGGTACACCAACGATGCTTGCACGGTGTGGATGGCTCGGCAATTTCGTCAGCGCATACCCGGTGTTAAAATTATATTTGGTGGTGCCAACGCCACGCAAATGAAAATCACAGACACCACCGTGGCCGACTACATTGTCAGTGGTGAAGGCGAATTGCTGTTTGTAAAGATATTGGAAAATTTAGAAAATCCAACAGAACAACTGCCACACATACTTACGCAAAGCAAAGATCAACGTGTGGATTTGGATTCGATGCCACCAGCAGACTACTCAGACCTTGATATTTCATTGTATGATTCTCAAGGCATCACCAGCGAGTTCAGCCGTGGATGTATTGCCAACTGTGTGTATTGCAATGAAACTATCTTTTGGAAGTTTAGAGCCAGACAAAATCATCGTGTGTTGGACGAAATTGAAATTGTATATCGCCAGCAAGGTATTAGAAGTGTGCAGTTTATTGACAGCTTGCTCAACGGCAACTTGAAAGAACTTCGAGAATTCGCCGAAGGCTTGATTGAAAGAAAAATACGAGTAAGCTGGGGTGGGTACTCTCGTATAGATGGCAAAATGGATCAGGACTTTTGGGCACTGTTGCAAAAGAGCGGAGCATCAGGATTTGCATTTGGTGTAGAGTCTGGTTCACAAAAGGTGTTAGACTTGATGAAAAAGAACTGTCAAGTGCCTTGGATAGAACAAAATTTTCAAGACTTGTCCAATATTGGACTGAACAACAACTTTGCCACTTGGTTCACAGGATTCCCTGGAGAAGAACTTACTGATGTAGCACAGACCATGACCTTGATGTGGCGATTGCGTAATTCAGGCATGGGCGGCCAAAGCTCAGGCACTTGCGGGCTTGGACATGGCACTCCACTAGACTTAGAACGCGAACGATTTGGTGTGGCCACTGCTGATTGGAGCTGGGGATGGGCCACACAGGACATGCGCAACACAGTATTTCACAGATTCATGCGATTCAAGTTTACCAACATATTGCTGGAACAATTTAGATTGCACCGCACTGTTAGATCATACGAACAGCACCATCAGTACCCTGATTTAAAAAATCAATACAGCATACAATATGATCCTACCAACTGGGCTGACCCTATACCTTGGGAAAAGGACTTTGATTATGAAATTATCAAAGAAGATATCAATCCTGTGGTCAACACGTTGATAAATGAACCTTGGCCTTTGTTGCGAGTACTTTGGCTGGCCATGGGAGCCTTTAAATTGCATGTGGAATTTGAGCCTGAACGTGATCTCAAGGAGTTTGGATACGTGCGTTATCCACGTGGTGGCGAACACAGACTTTGGGGCACATATGATTTTGACATTGATTCTTCTGGCAACTGGTCAGCCAATTTTGATACTCGATTGCAAGCTGATCCTTACAACAATCAGCCCATGGATTTCCACCACGTGTACAACGGCTCTGGGCATTGGTCACGTCCTTTAGAGCAACCTGCTCTAGCTGAGATCAAGGGCTAAGGCGTTATATATAGTACATGAAACGAGAACTCGTTAACCAAGTGCGCGAACTGTTAGAACGCAATCTCAGCACCGCAGAAATAGCCCACAGGATGGGCATTGACGTGGATTTGGTCAAAATGGCTGCGGACATGATCAACCAACTGCTGACCTAACCCGCTCTGGGTTGACAATAAATAAAAATCCTGTTACAATAGAACAACGCAACGGACGCCGTATTGGTTGCAGGCCCTCGACTCATAATCGAGTGACGAAAGTCCACTGTGGGTTCAAATCCCTCCCGTTGCACCAATTCTGGCGTTAGTATAATGGATAATACAAAGAGCTTCTACCTCTTGAATGTGGGTTCGATTCCTGCACGCCGGACCAGTAAATACACTCATGCCAGAGTGGAGAAATGGTATACTCTGCAGATTTAAAATCTGCCGTCCGCAAGGGCATACGGGTTCGAGTCCCGTCTCTGGTACCAAAGGAACTGCAATGAGCGATCCCATAATTGAACCACATCATGAGAGCGAAGGCACTGACGACGACTTCTTTGATGACATCAGAGGCCGGTGGGCCCAAATGGAGGCTGAACGTCGAGAGAGTGACGAGTTCAAAGTCAACAACATGGAATACGACATGAGCCAGGCAGACTGGTTCCTGAGCCGGGTGCGTGGCAGTGACAACTATGCGCAGAACTTGTATGCTGCCTTGTGCAACAACCAGTTTCAAAAGCAAGATGTGTGGTTGGTGTTGAAGGATCAACACTGGAGTTGTTCATGGCGTTATGCCGGTGGTGTTGTGGCTGACTTTCAAGGCCAAGGTGGCAACTACATGGATTGGTACTGCTCAGGCATTGGTCCCAAGGACGACACTGAGTTTGTGGGCGAAGGCACAGTCACCGATGAAATTCGTGCAGATTTGGCACTTCTGGGTTGGCGTGTGATTGAAGAGCCTGACAGTGAAGACGTGTAAATAAGAGTTATTGCTGTATGAAGCAGATAAAAATGGATTCAAGACGGGGGTGCGAATCCCCCCAGGTCCACCAATAAAGATGATTATGAATTATACCCAAACATTAAAATTAACCGGAAGTCTAATTGGTGCCTATGTTGTTTACAAGATAGGTCTCGAAGTTTGGTGTATTGTTTATGGACTGCTTTATTGATGGGCCTGAATAGTATCGATTGGGTCAGGAGTATTGAAGTGGACAGCACGGTAGGCGATGACCGTTAATCAAGCAAAAAAAGTAAACGCAAACGACTCACAGTTCGCATTGGCCGCGTGAAAACACTGCCTAGGGTAAGACATACCTCGTAACAGAAACTCAGAACCCGCTTCGGCGGGTTTCTCTTGATAAGTATTTGAATGATAGTTTATATACACGGTGCGTCAGCCACAGCAGAAAGTTTCACACACATCCGACAATTTGTGCGAGACCACACAGAAGAACCTGACACTGCTTTGGAATACAACAGCGAGGCAGGGTTTGAGCACAATCTCCAGGCCATGCAAGGACAACTGGACGATGCTGATCGACTGTTCTTTGTGAGCCACAGCCTGGGTGGCATCTATGCCCTGCATCTGGCCAACTACTACAGTGAAACCACTGTGGGCGGTGTGAGCCTGAGCACACCTTATGGTGGCAGCAAGCAAGCAGACTTTGCACGGTATTTTTTGCCATTCAATAGGCTGATGAAGGACATTGGTCCGTTGAGTCGCCCCATGGCTGATGCCAAAAAGTTGCCCCCGCCCCCAAATTGGACACAAGTTGTTACCACACGTGGTGCCAGTCCTTGGATACAAGAACCCAATGATGGTGTGGTCACCATAGAAAGCCAGCAGTATCGCACAGACTTTGAACTGGTGGAACTGCCGCTAAACCATTATGAAGTTGTGATCAGCAACGCCGTGGTTGAACTCATCCTGGATCGTATTGCTCGTGTGATCTAATAAAAATATTGATCTGCCGACAGGATTAATATATACTAAGCAATATTCAGGAGACATTATGAGCAAAGGCACACGACCCCGTCCCAGTGTGGTCAGTCAAGAAGAACTGGCTGCACGACACGAATCAATTTTTGGCAAGAAGCCACCAAAGGAACGTTATGTTCCACCACCCTTGCCACCTGAACTAGCAGGACCCAGTTCATTTGAACAGCAGTTGGGTGTGGCCAAACTTCCGCCTGGAAGAACATAAATTGGCAAAAGACATTTAAAAATCGTTGACTTTCTTGTCACTGTCATATATAATACACTATGATTAAGCAAAACGCCCAACTGTCCTTTGAGATACCCTCACATGATTATCGTGAGGCGCTGGCCTATACTACAAACAGCGGGAGCAGTGGTACCTAATATAAAAGTACTACTCAAGCAAAAACCCGCTTTCTAGGCGGGTTTTTCTTTTTGTGCTAGACCAATAATTCGAGAGATGTTATACTAGAGACTAGTCAGAAAGCAACAGCAAAGTTTGCAAAGACCCTACAAAGTTTAGGGCTTTTGCAAAACAAGTTGACCAGAATAGCACAAGATG